TTTTTAAGAACAAGAATTCGCCCTAAAAAAGCGGGCGCTTTTTATATCTAGTGCATTTATCGTATATGTCCTTACCTCTCTTATGTGCCACTAGTTAAACTACAGTACAAAGACTTGTACCAACAAGCATTACATACGTGCTCTTGAACTACCTTACTATACTCTAAGTCATTAGGATCATATAGATCACCATATAAGGGAGAGTAGAATATATTAAGTTCATTACTCTTACTTACATATTGATTACACCAATCACATCCCCACACATGTTGCATAGGTCTTATCTTCTCCATTGCCATTACCTCTTCCTTCTATATAATAGGTATATAAACTAAGGGGCTATCGCCCCTATGTTATTCTCCCATCCATTTTCATTCCGCCCGACACTTATTCTTTTCCTCTTCCTTCTCTACACATAAGTTACTCAGGCACAACTATTCTGTAAATGTAATTACTGCTCACTACTAGGAGGTTTATCCCACCATAGTTTTCTTATACTATTATTACCTGTATCTCCAAAGATATAGCCTGATCCATCCCATATAAAGTCTATAGGACCATCCATTTCTACTTCATCATTAAAACCATCTACGAATCCTCTTCGCCCGCCAGCTAGTATTATTGTGTCGTCAAAACCATTTCCAGGTGGATCCATATAGATGTGGGCCCTCACTTGCTCTTCAGAGGTAACCATGTATAGATTACTATCGTTATCTACCCATACATCAAGTACGTTGAATTGATGATCACCGAAGTCTATTTCATCTGTTTGCCTTGGATTCAACCTTTCCCATACAACATATCCTAATTCAGTTGCTATCATTATATCGTTGTCATCATGTATATAGAAATTATAAGGAGAAGCATAGGATTTCGGGTTCGTTATTTGGGTTATGTCGCCGCTCTTTGGGTCGTATTTAGCAAATTGAAACATCCTAGACTTGCCTAATAACATTAAATAGATCTCTCCGTTGTATTCTTTCATCCTATAGATGTACTCTGCATGATGTTCTTTCATGTAATGTCTAATTTGAATGTCCACTTGCGTTATTCGCCCGTCTTTTTCCATATAAAGGTCATTTTCGTTGGATATATATGCAGTGTCCTGTATAACGGCTAATCCAGAGGTAAGGAAGTATCCATCTTTATCTATTAACTTGTTGTTCACTAGGTCTACTATAGTATGATTCTTCTCTCCATCGAACATTCTTAGCTTAGCATTCTTCTGAGAACCATCTACGAACCATATATTACCTTTAGAGTCTAACTGTAGCTTACGAGGATGGTCCATATGGGCTTCGTCTTGCCCTTGTACCCCATTGCCCCATATTGTAGTTACTTGTCCGTTACTACCTTCCTCTACGTGCTCAGATATGGTGTCTGATCCTTTTACTGTAGACCACCAAGGTGCATTTTCAGGAGCTTCATCAATATTAGGCTTCTTTGGCTTAGGTTCATCTGGCGGCGTATCTTTAGGTTTAGGTTCTTCCTTTTCTTTAATTATCTTTTTATCTTTTAGTTCTACTGTGTGCTCTTTAGAGCTCTCCTGTGAGTCCCATGTTTCCTTAGGAGCAATTATATCACCTCTTTGCTCAAGCTCCTCTATAGGCTCCTGTGGCTCTTCTGTGTCTATTCCTACCATTGAACCTATTATTATTAATACGGAAGTAATAAATTCTTTCATAAAAACAACTCCTTTTTATTTCTTGTATTATAGCATACCCATTCTTGACTATATAATACATTAAGGTTATTGTATTTACAATTAGTTTGATGTGTGTTAAAGTATTTATTATGAATATATGGGGGAACGTTTTATGATTTTAAGATTCAATAATACCAATCCAAGAGTTAAGTTTAAGGTAGATGAGTTTGAAGAAGGTGTTTGTTATAGCATTATGCCTTTACATGTTGACGATAGCGTTGCTTATATTGCTTATGAGGGGCTAAGTTTTTACGAAGCATGGGCTGTGTTCGCTGATATTGTAAGGAATGATCGTATTAAAGTTCCAAAGCAGTTTGAGAAGTACTTAGGTTAAGGGGGAATATGTATGGCTGATTTGCGTATCATTAAAAAACGACTAGGTAATGAATGGGCTACTGTATCTATGAACGAACTTGTTCCTGGAGATGTATTTAGGATGAATGAGAATACAGGTGAGCCTGTTGTTTGGGATGACACTACTAAGTGGTTAGCAATTAGTGATCCATATGAAGCGGTTAATGAGGATAGTACAAAGACATGGGCGATTGAAGTAAGTGAGATAACTGAGGAGGTTGTTTAGATGTATTATTCAGAAACTTGTCTTAGTGGTTGGTTAATTAAGAAGTCTTATGAGGATGATTTCGTTTTTGGCCCATTTGTTAGTGAAGGGGATGCTTATTTCATTGTTGAAATGCTAAATAGTGAAAAACTAAGCATCAACGTAGGTGAGTTACATGGCCAAGAAAGTTCTTAAAAATCGCACTCAATTTACTAGTACGTTAAAGAATCAGCTTTATATTGATTTGAAAGAATTATCTGACAATACAAGTATTCCTATCTCTAGATTGTTGGACATGGCTGTTGAAAAGGTTTTAGATGAATACAATTGATAAAGTTGGGTTATACTTATTATTGTAATGAAGCACAACATGAGTATTTCCCCGCATTTTGTTTTGAGTCTCTTTTACTAGGGGCTTATTTTTTTGTATTAATAGGGGAACAAGTGTTCCTTATAGAGAGAGAAAAATTGCAAAAATTATATTGAGAACGGACTATTCGAGAATGTTTTGTATATATCATATATATGACCACCCCCCCTCTTATGAGGATGTCCCCAACTAACGTCCAAGTATAGAGGACCAAAAGATTATATTTTTCAACCCGCAAGGTATATATATTGTTGTTGGTGTAGTGAAGTTCGGTGCCTACCCCTTCACATGATTAAACATAATAGTCTATGAGACTTTAAATAGGAGGAATTATATATGAAACTACTAAAAGCTATTAAAAGAATCGACAAGAAGATCAGTGTGGATACTTACTCAATTGGTGCATTCGTTCTCATGATGGTATTTGTGTACATCACGCTAGTTAATGCATAAATAGATAGCTAGAGGGCCTCTGTATCAAGGGGGCTCTTCATGGTGTCTATATAGGCATACACATACAAAAGGAGAGATTCATATGTTTAAGAAGATGTCATGGAAAAAGCGCTTAGTGTTAGGTGTAGTAAGTGGTGTAGCAGGTTACTATGTAGGTCATCGTGTAGGTAAGGGGGTGGAGAAGGCAGCAGCTGAGTCTTACTACCATGCTATTGCTGATAGCTTAGCAGGCACTAGCTTTAAGGAGGAGAAGTAATGAAAATAATAACTAGTACTTTAGCAATTCTGTTTTTAATCGGGTTCATATGGCTACTCTGGACATTCAAATGGATATTCTTATCTGCTTGTGTTATCTATAGTGTATTTGAAATGTTGTTTGAGAATTACACTGGTCGCAATACAAGGTTTTATAAAATGATAGATAAACAAAAGGAGGAATAAAGAATGATAGATTGGAAAGTAAACTTTAGAGAAACATTGGAATTTGGAACAGTTAAGAAAAGAATTGAGCATGTTAAGACTATAAAGAAGGATAGTTGTAATGAATCTGGTTATATGCACGGGGAAGCTGTGGAGAGCAGTCTAGTTAATATGCTTTCTTATGATAGTAGGCTTTCTATTAAGAGATTATCACCTCAGATGGATATTGGGTTCGGCGCTGATATGCAAGTGTCCTATGTTAAGGATAATAAAAATTACTCTTTCTTTAGCGATATTACATCTACACAGAAAAAGAACCTATTCTACTTTGACATTAAAGGTAACTTCATTAAAGACATTAATAAAGCGTTTGTTTATGAGACAGAGGCGTTTAATGTCCGTTTTGCCATTAAGAACAAGCATAGCTCTATATTCACATATGAGAAGCCCGTTATTGTTCTTTATATTGAAAACTTTAAAAAAGATACAGAGCTAGATCAATCACATATAAATAATATTGGTAGCGTACTCATCTCTCTAAATGAAATGTTGTACAGCAAAGGGTATGGTGCCCGTGCATCGCAAAATGTAAAACCTAATAAAGCTTTATTTCAAACTGAATATATGCAATATGTAGATGAGAATAACCTATGGCCTGAATACATGGGCGAGTTAGTATATAAACACTTGAGAGGAGGGATGGCTTGGAAATAAAACCTGTTACTTATCCACCGCCGCTAGTGAAGCCTGTATCTAAAGTAGATCCTATCCAAAAGGATAAGAAACGCAAGACTAATTTTGAACGCATTCTTGAAGAATATAAAGGAGGAAATATTAATGTCAAAAGATAAAAAGTTAGTTGCTGTTGTAGAAAATGGTGTCACTGTATTTTATTTAACTGATGGTGGAGTTAAAACTAGAATAACTTCTAATGAAATTATGAAAATGAAGCGAGAGGGTAAAAAGGTTGGTCTTAGTGATTTCGTTAATAAACAAAGAACTATAACTACGCCAATTAAAATTGAAGAAAAAGAAAATTTGCCTAGAGAAACTAAGCCTAAGGAAAAAACAAGTTGTTCTACCTGGGCCTCTATTCCTAGTGATAATGTAGTCGGACTGCGCAAATCGACTCCTACTAGGAAATCATGGTTAAAAAAGATATTGAAAGGGGGTGAATAACATGTTTGGTACTTTAATGTTTTTACTAATGGGCATTGTTATTTGTATTGGTAAATTTGCTGATGGTGATAGAAGTATGGGTTGTCTAGTCCCAATCCTTATCATCACTCTAATCTTAGTTGGTATTACATCATCAATGTAGGGAGGAAGAATATGAAGATTATTTTAGCTAATCTGAAGAATACAATCACACATAATGTTGCACAATTATTAGTCTCAACTGGAAAAGAAGGCGCTTATGATTACCTTGGCGCAGTTGCAGAATATCTTCTAAATGATCCAGTTCCATTAGCACTTGGTATAGACATGGATACTGCAAATGAGATATATATCTACGCTTGGAATCATGCTCAAGAAGAAGTAGATATCGTTAAGTCTATGTACGAGCAACATGGTATAGAGATCAACGTAAATGGTAATGGCGGTAGTCAAATTCATCCTAGTGTGATGATGGAGACACTGCTTCACAAGTAACAGGCTGTCTTTTAAGAAGGGAAGACGTAAAAGAACCCTTCTAATCTATCAAACTAATATAACGGAGGAATTTAAAATGAATACTAATATAACAAATGTAATAGCTAACCTAAAGAAAGTCTTTACTCGTCGCATGGTGGATATTGATACAGAAACTGGTGAATTGTACTTGCAAGAAGATGTTAACTACGAAGATGCTGAACAAATGTTGATTCTTATTGGTAATCTACACGCTATTGTTGGCTTTAAGGAAGAAGAGAAAGCTGAATACCTTATGATGAAAAACAAGTTCTACCAAGATGTAGATAAAGATGTAGAGTTGTTCCGCCACGTACTAATGACTAACGCATAATAAATATAGGGGGCGCTCCAACAGGGGTGTCCCATTTTAAAATAAACTTACAAACTAAAAGGAGAGAAAAAATCATGTCATTACAAATGTATTTAATCTTAGGAGCTATTCTTGCTCTAACTGCTTTCGTCGTTACTGTTTCTATTGCTATAACTAAAAAGGTTCGTGCTATTAAAGCTAGTCGTCAACTTAAGTTTCTACAGTCTACAATCAATAGCATGAACAATAATGAGACATATTCAATTCCTATATCTAAGAATATTATTCTTTGGGTAATAAATCTAGACGTTGTTTGTGTAATTATTAATTCGAGTGAATATCAGTCTATCACAGAAGCATTAGTCTACCATCAAGTTAATGCTTTTCGTCGTAACCAGCTGTTGAAAATTGAGAAGCAACTTACAGACGCATATAACCTAAAGAACATTCAGTCATCAAAAGTAAGAGAGGTTAAACAAAAGGTTGCAGTTGAGAAACAAGAGACTCGTCAAGACACCATCTTTGATGAGATTGATACAACAGAACATATAGAAGGCAAGATATATGTGTATAAGCCTTGTGAGTTTATTATTAGTAACCACTTAAAAGCTGAAATTGTGAAAGACGAGGAAACTGGCTACATGGAGATTGCTATGATTTGGTATGCACCAGCTGGGAACGTTAAGTCTCCTAAGGCGCTGATTCCATTTGATATTCGTACTGCTAGTGGTAGCAATGGATATGCTCACTATATTGAGAACCACCCAACTAATGATTTCAAACTAGAAGCTAAGGCAGTGGATGAGATTGTTGGTCATTTAGACAAGTATAACAAAATCTATGAAGAAGGTCGTATTAGCAAGTCTAGTAATGGAGAGTGGATCGTGCAGCCGCCTATTCTTAAGGGGGAGAGCAAGGATACTGCTGATAAAGCAGACAAAGAGGCAAAAGAAGTAGTTGAAGGACAGTTTATTGAGCTAGGACAAGTACTACCTAGTAGTAAGTAGTATATTTAATTAAATTAAAGGAGGTGATGCCTAAGTGTAAAATCCATGGTGAAAGGAGGTGGTATTAATGCTTAAGAAGCTATGGGAAAAACTAAAAAAAGCTTTTTCAACAGAAGAAATGCCTGAGCCAAGAAGAACCATTGTTACGTATCAGTCTAGAGTAGTTAGCTTTAGCAACGTAAGTGTGGACGATGAGGCACAAAGGTTAGACAGGGAAATGCGTTTACGTAAGTCGGCTGATTTTGCTGCAAAGGTTAGAGAAGAGATTGCTATGAACGACACTTCTTCTACTAAGACTTACAGCAAAGAAGAGTCTCCTAAAAATTTGTTTCAGCAATGGAAAAAACAAAACGAGGAGATTTCTGATTACTTTAACAAGCGTAACAGCCTAGCTGCAATGTAACAAAAATAATCCTTTGAAAGGGGATATAACAACGATGACAATATTTACACTAGCGATCATTGCTATTGCATTTGCAACACTACTAAATGTGTTCATTGCAAACAATCAAGATATCACAACAAGAAAAATCACACATGACTTTATTAATGTTGTTCGCCACAATAATGAAAGACTGAAGGAATACGCACTAGCTTACAATCTAGACAACTCTTATGAAATAGACATCGAAGAATTATACAGACAGGGTAGAGAATTGGAGTTTTCTATTGGTCAAGATTCATTTGACATGATTGTACGCCGCACCATTCAGCAAAAAGAGTTAGAAGGCAGTACATCTTCCTCTGCTTGGAAGAAAACAGCCTACAAAGCTTCTACTTGTGTAGTTGCTAAGACTATATCTCTTGTTAGTCATATTATCGCTTCGTCTTCTTTAATCGGCGACAAAGTGTTTAGTATGCTCAAAACTGTTCAAGGTGGTGATCGTAGTGAAGAACCGAACTTTATTTAAGAAGCGTCGTCATTCACACACTGATCCTGCTGGTCACACACATGTATTCACTGTTGTTGTTGCACAAGGTGATAACTTGCTACCAGTAGAGTCAGATAGGCTTACTTTCACTGATCATGTAGAGGTAAGGACCTACCAAGCTGTAGTCAATGAAGTCGTAATGGATGTAAAGGGTGAATTTATCTACACCCATGATTACGAGTTCGAAAATCTGTGCAGTCGTAGTAACCATGCAAACTACTTTTTAGCTAAAGTTAAGTCTTGTCGTTCTGCTAAAGAGTTAATGGAGCTTGTAGAAGATTTACGAGTAGACTTTAACATTTCTTTAAGAGCTGACACCCGCAAGGCTTTAAGGAAACTTCTCGGATTGCCCAGAAATGTCTATGAGAATAATATGGTTTCATCTAGAAAGAAGTTTTCGTCACCTTTAGACATCAAGGAGCATAAGGCAGGTCGAAGTAACCGATAAGTTTTCATTAATGTTCTGGCATTAGTCATCCGTGTGTGATGGTGAGGGGCTATAGGGGCTGGTTAGTCTATAGCTAAGGTGGAAGGGCCAGCAATAACACGAGGAGGGTTCGTGGTCTTAAAATGTAGGAGGGAAGAGGTTCAAGGTGATTTACTACTTCTCTTTAATAGACGAGAAGTAGTAAGCCAATGACTCGTACTAACTAATCGCAGCTTATATGTCGCAATGTACTATACAAACAACAAAAGGAGATTCTACTAGCTATGTACTCACAGCAAAAATCGAAGCAACCAACACCAACTGTAAATTTTCACCCATCCTTAGTAGGGGGTGGTCTTGTAAGATAACACCTGGTCAATCTTTCCCCAGGTATTTATTAAAAATGCGGCACAGCTTTTATCAAGTTGATCGATGCGCTGACCCCTTTTCATTCTACAAAAAATAGAAGGAGGTGATTTTATGGGAAGATTCGAAGTTTACGGTTCTATTCATACAGATGGTGATGCGCTGTTAATGATACGCAATGGTCATGTATGTCGTGCTATTTATAAGACAAGTGATCATGTGTATATTGATAAGCTACGTACTAAGGTTTGGAATGAAGTATCAGGCGCTAAAAGTAAGTTAGATGTGTATATTCGATACTATCGCTTAGCACATAAACTTGATTTGCATTCATATAGAGTGCCTTGGTGTAATTAAACTAAAAAAACAATTGGAGGAATTAAAATGTTAACAGATATACCTTGTAGTAAATGCGGTGGAGAATGTATTGAATTGGATGATCAGTACGGGCGCTGGTGGAGAGATTGTATGGAGTGTGGTTACAATGAATTAACTTCTGGTGAACTTGAAAAAGATGGCGAGCCAGATTGCTATGTATGTGATGATGTTGGTTATGCTAATTGTGATAGTGACATACGTGGATTTAGTGTTAAGCATAGCTAAGCTAGGTAGTCCAGTGCTGAGCAACACTATAAACTGTTTAACATTATATTAGGAGGAATATAAGATGACAAACAATAATGAATTAACAGTAGAACAAATCAATATGGTATTAGGTATACAAAATGATGTGCGTGATATCGTACAGGAATTTGTGCTAGAAGAAGGAATGTACTCGAAAATTGAAGAAGATCGACTTAGGTATTATAGGAAAGAGCTTAATGATTTTCTTCTTGATCCAAAAGCAACTGTGCATGAAAAGCAAGCTGCTATTGCAAACTTAACGCAAGTAGAGGGTTTTATTGATCTATTTGAAACGATTCAGGGTTATGGACTTGATACAACTGGGATGAACGCTTCACAGGTTGTATTGCAAGCAAGTCAGCGAACTCTTACTAGCTGGGTTAAACCTGCATTAAGAAAAGGCAATTCTTCTGACGGCTCTATAGTAAGGGCTAAGGATAGTGCTCTGTCTATGGCTAATAAGGCTAGAGGCTGGTTGCATAATGTAACAGCACCTAAGGAATAAGTATTGACCTGAGTATGTCATTAAACTGCTTTTTTGTATTGTGTTTTCTTGCTACGTAAGCCCTCACCTATATGGGAGGCATAGCGAAAGGAGAAATTAATTATGGCATTTACATTCGAAACTATGGTGAATCAATTCAGCAACAAAGATAACAAGAAGGGTAAAGCTGGCAAAGCATTTAGTGATGCTTTTGATGCAACTAAAACTGCTAGTGTAAAAGCTGTTGATACTGCTAAGGGTTATGTTCCAGTAACAAATCGTCGTTTTGAGGATATGGTTGCTGATACGAACAGTAAGCTTAATAATCATGATCGTGATATTTGGATGAACAAGTTTGACATTCATGTTATTGCTCAAGCTGCTGGTGTCAATCTAGAATCAGATGAAAAGAAGGCGGAAATGTATGAGGAACTCTTAAAGGATGAGGTGGCTCGTATAAAAGAAGAGGAAAGGAAAGATGAGAAACCAACTAGCCCTAGTAATCCTATTGCTGATGTATTGGATGATCCTGAGCTACTGTCTCGTATTAAGGCTTTCTTATTTGGCTCTGAAGAACAAGTGGAGAATGTAATGAATCAAGAAGCTGTAAAATCTGAAGATATTAAGGCGAAGGTGTCGTCTAATAAGATAGTAGGCAAAGTTAGAGTTGAAGAACCTGCTGTGGAAGAGATAGAGGAGGTGGAAGAGTCTCCTGTAAAAGAAGAAGGCTCTAAAGCAAAAGATAATCCAAGCGAATGGAAGTCTTGTGTATCTTGTGATGCTGATGTCTCTGTTGTGTATAAACATGATCAGTGTCCACATTGTCGTCGTACTGAAAAAGCTAAGGAAAGTGGAAGTCAGCGTCCACGTCTTCGCTTTGATGACTCTGCAAAATAATAACTAGCTGCTGGTGTCCTTTGTATTTACAGAGACTAATAGGGTGAGTGAGAGTAACCCAATAAAACTATCTTAAAGCGGAAATAACTATTATGAAAATCAATTTTAGCAAAGCTACTGACAACAATGAATCTATGGATGTTCCTACTACTAATAATGAGGAGATGGTTAATATGACAAGCAACACTAAACTTATTGAAGGCAACGAAATAGTACCACTAGAGGAAGACGATAAGGATGTTGTGAATCAATCTGCTGCTGATGAGACTTCAGTGGCGGAACAAAATACAGAGGAGGTTATTGAAGTGACTTCATTATCAAAAGAAGTTCTAGAACAAAATGCTAGAGCAATGGAAAACTCTCCAGCTCTAAAGAAAAAGGAAGGGGAGATCGTGACAGGTAATCACAAATATGTTAATCCAGCTATTCAGGAAATGCATGATTACTTGATGTCTGCCGCTCACGTCTATACTAACAAACTAGGTGAATACCCAGTGTTGGTAGAAGGTATTGAGTGGTTTGATAAGAGTGATCGTCGTCATCGTTGGGGTCGTATTGGTGCTGTAACAATTCGCCTTCCTAAGGGTTATGCAACTATCTCGGAGTGGGATCAGTTTGCTAGGAATAAGAAAGGTGGATACGGAACATTTGTTAATTATGACTTTGCTGCTGTTAATCAGAAACCAGTCTATGTTGTTAGTAAAGACGTAAATGGTAATATGATGAAAGACGATAGAGGTAATCACATTATGGTGCCAGCAACTCAAGCACTAGATAAGAATGATGAGCCGCTATTTGATGAGAAGAATCAGCCTGTGTTAGTTCCAGCTGGAAAAGATGACGAGGTGTTCACTCAAGATCATGGTCCTTTTGATTATGATCAGACTCAGAAGAATGATCGCTTTGCACCGCTTCATAAGGGCTCTGGTCGTCTAACTCTTGCTATTAAGTATCGTGAAGATGATTATGAGCAAGGCTTAATGGTTAATCTTCCTAAATCTGCTGGGAAGGAAAGAGATGAGAGTGGTATGCCTAAGGATATTTATGATATCTTCAAGACTTCTAATATTCGTTGGGGTAAGGCGCACTCTGATAATAATCGTAGTGCTGAAGCTGCTGTGTCTGCATTCCTTCGCACATTTGAATCTGAGTTTACTAGAGGGAATCCTGAGAACTACCATGCAATGTCTCCTGCTTGTGTGAACTGTAGTCTTGCTAATATCTTGTCTGCCAAAGATGGCTTAGACGATGATCTTGAACATGAGAAGTCCAATCGTGTTCTACAGCAAAATGATATTCCAACGTTAGTAGCTTGGGGCTCTCGTACTCCTATAGTGCATTGCCCAGTCTATGATAAGATTATGGACTTTGATGGTATTCGTGCGGCCAATAAAGCTGACGCTGTGGATCATGAGCAAGTATTTGATAGTGAGCTAGGTGAGGAACGTTATCTTCGTAAGGGAGAGCTGTTCGTTGATGGCAAGATAATCAAATCTACTGATGTGCGTCATGAAGCTACTAAGGATGCTGCTCAAGATTGTGAACACTATCACGGTAATGTCTACAAAGGTGCTACTCGTGCTGATAGTGATCGTGCTAGAACTGGTAATAAGTATCTTTCTGCTTACTGGACTGATCGTGCAGAGGTTAATCGTCAAGTAGTACAAACTTCTGTTGATGGTAAGTGGGTTAATGAGTTTCCAGGTAAAGTAGAAGAACCTGAAGCATTCCGTGTTATTGGTCTTGGCGGCGTAGTCGTTTATGGTACTGATGATGTAATGGCTGCTGCTGATCCTAACTTTGCACCAGAGCGTGAGGAAGTTGATACTCTTCGTGCTGAGCTAATGAGTAAGGTTAATCAAATCTTCTATGCTGCTTTTAACTTTGGTAAACTGAGTGCTACTCAGGCAAACATCGTATTAGAGATGGCTGCCAACAAACCAGAGATTGCAAACAAAATGATTAGTAGAAGATGGGATAGTGCCTGTGACTATCTTGCTCAAACTATTGCTCGTATTAATGAAGGTGAACACATCAAGTCTCGTCCTGACTTTGCTATTCGCTTTATTGAGGGTGCTAAGCCAGCGGGTGAGAAAGGGAAGGAAGTTTCTGCTGATGTCCTACTAGATGAAACTAAGTTCCGTGAAGAGAGTGGTATGCTTCAATCAGATATCAACAAGAAGTCACTGGGTTACAAAGACTTAACTGTTAATCCGAAGGAAGCTATCAAGTTTCTAGATGAAATATTAACAGAAGATATTGTATTTGACGTCTTGTTTGGAGATGCAACTTACTATGTTAAGTCTCGCTCTCCGAAAGATAAGTTGATTGTAACGGGCGCTCTTCAGGCAGTACTACAACGTCATGTAGATAGCTTCTTATATGATATTCGTCGTGAACCTAACTCTGCTAAAGCATTGGAAGATTTCAAAGTATCTACAACAGTAAAAGAATATATCTCTGACGCTCTTCAGTTAGAAGAGAAGTAAGAACAATTATGAGTAGGGTGAGACTCCCTGCTCTCTTTTTATCTATTAAACTATAAACTATTTGGAGGAATTAATTATGTCTAAGAAAATTGAAAACAAGTTTGTTGCTGGGAACAAGGTAGTTAATAATGATGTGGATATGGATGTTGATTTAGTACGCAGCATGTTAAAAACAGATGAGGGTCGTATTGAAATGTTTGATGGTGCTTTTAACTCTAATGGGGTTGTGCATATCGTTGATGAAGACACTAAATTAGCTGAAGGGATTGTTGTTATGTTAAACGAAGCGTACAAGGATTTTGTTTCTGCTGAAGAGGCTCGTGCGACGGCTACCAGTACAGTCAACACTGCTTTTGATAGTGATGGCTCTCGTGTACCTGTCGCTGAATCTGCTGAAGATGCTGCTATTGCCAATATGGATAACAAAACTACTAAAACTAAGGGAGAGAACAAAACTATGAATAATCAAACTGTTAACAATCAAACTGAGGATCAAGCAAAAGCTCAATCAAAGGCTGCTCAAGATTTCCTAAAGAAACACCAATCACAAATTGAGCAATCTAATAATGGACCTGCAAATAAAAAGGAGGAAACTAAAGTGGAGAATAAGAATACTAAAACAACTGTTAAATCAACTACTAAAACTAAAAATGAAAAGGGAGCTGTTAAAATGAATAACACTGTAAAAATGGGAGCTAACAAAAACGAAGGTAATCAATCTGTTGGAGCTAGTAAAGAACGTAAATCTGTTGGTACTACTATTCAATTGGATCAAAACAAAGTGTCTAAAGTTGACAACAGTAAGAATCGCATTAACTTTGATGAGTCTAACAATCAATTCAATAGATTTAATGGTGCTTGGTATTTAAATGCTGGTCTTCATGAAGAAGTTTCAAGATTAGAAGATCTAATTGCTAGTCGTGAAGATGCTGAGTCTGGTATTAAGGATATTCGTTTCGTTAATCCTGACAGTGTACTAAGCTATAAGAACAATAACATTCTTTCTATTGTTGAAGTTGTAGTCGAAGGTAAGAAAGGTGATAACGTTTGGAGTTTCCGTATCCAAAGAGAACAAAGAAGTGAGAAAACTGCTGACCTTAAATCTTCTAACATTGGTTGGGATACTATTGATGGTGAGCTTCGTCCTGTGTATCAGTATTTCAAGAAGAATGAAGACAATGTTGTAAGTGCTACTTGTGGCTGTGGTAAGCGTCATAATGTTGAACCTGGCACATCTGTACTTTGTGACTGTGGTTTAGCTGTTTCTGCTTATGAGACAGGTGATGACAATATTCAAGGCTCTACAATAGATGTTGCTAAACTTGCTCAGCTTAAAGCAACTGGTGCTACTAATAAAGAAATGGATGATTGCTTCGGTAGCCTGAAGGATATCAACCTTTTCAATTACACTCCTGTTGTAAGAAAAGAAGTGCGTAAGGATGTCGTTGTATTGGCTCTAGCATTTGCTCACTATGCTCATGGTTTCGACATGGCTGGAGTAATTGAAGAATAATAGATTGCTAATTTGGGGTGGCTGCGGCTGCCTCTTCTTTATTTAACAACAACAATACTAGGAGGAATAACTATGAATAGAATATTAACATTACAAGAAGAACAAGAACAATTTGAAGAACGCATGGAAGAATGTGAGCTTACGCAAGAAGATATTGATCAAGCAACAGCATCAACTACTAAACTAGGAGGAGTTATGGTGATGGAAGAAGAGATAGACATAATTAGAACATGCGACACTTGTAATAGAAATGATATTGAAACAGCAATTGACCCAGAAGGGTATGCGGTGTGTGTAAACTGTGAAGCAGACATATTAAGGAGGGAGTATAGATGAATAAAAATGTATGCCCTAAATGTAGAATGGAATTAGACTCTGGTTTTCATGTAGATAGCTGTGGCAGTATACAGGTTTTTGTAAACAAGTTTAGACAGAAAGAGAAATTCCCTTTGTTGCAAATCTTATGCGAGGCTGCTAACAACAATTGTTTAGATATTGAAGACTTGGCACTATTCACTGTAGCTAAACGTCACTTCGCTATTGATGAAAGCGACTTCTTTAATGATAGAGACTCTTTGACACAGGAGTCGATTGATTATGGCTTAACTAACTGGAAGCCAGTAATAGGGGGTGGAGAATAGAATGCAAACTTTATTGGGTCAAATAAAACTCCGTGAATTAGAGGAAAGATTGGACGAGTTAATAGGTATGTACGGTTTGCAATTGAGGTATGATGAAGAGCGTCAATTTAGAGCAAGAATAGCTGTTCATGAGAATGACTACTCCTTTATTGAATTGCATGCTGATTTAAAGGATAAGAAGTATCTACTAACTCGTATTATCTTAAAGGCACATGAGCTTGGGCACTATCTTAGTTATAGTGTCTTCTTCCAAGAGAACTATACCATGTGGGTAATAGATAAAACGATAGATGAGAAAGAAGAGGAGATGAGAGCCTGGGAATTTGCTTATCAAGTATTAAGTGATCTGGAGTTTGACTACTGGGATCAATTTGAACAGTATGGCAAGTGGGCGCTGAGCACCTACTATAAGGTATATCACAATCCTAAAGAGGGGGTGCATCATGCCGTGGTTACAGAGTTCTTTGATTCCCTACTTGCTAATGTTACTGCTTAAGTACCCCGATAGCCGAGCGAGCGGAGCGAGCGATGGGGGCGTTGACCCGCCGATCCATCTTTAGGGGACCCCGAATGAAAATGAGGGGGGGCTTGTAAGATGGTGATACGCTGGTCCAATTGTAGAGGCCTTCGGCACATAATTCGGCCTTCGGCAACTAACAGAAGTTCAAGAGCTTTAAGGTCAAGACATACTAGTAGGATTATATAAGGGTTTTTATTATATGTGTTCTATTGGTATGGTATTATTTTAAAAGGAGTGTTATGTATCATGTCTATTTTAAAAGAATATAAGTGTGACTCATGCAAAGAGCTATTTAATTATGAAGATGAGATGGTTTTTGATGGCGACGAGCTAACGGAGCCAGAAGAAGGCTGGAGCACCTGTGAATGTATCGAATGTTATACAGACAATGTAGACTATGAGGAGGATAATATAGATTATGACTAAATTAAAAGAGTACAAGTGTATTATCTGTGACGAGGTAATCTTTGACGGCGACGAGCTTAACTCAGCTGAAGAAGGTTTTAACTATTGTGAGTGTAAGGAGTGTTTCTATGAGGAGACATGTCAATATTGTCACAAGGATGTGAAGGACGACCCAGTTAGAATAAATAATCTCTTGGCTCATCGGCATTGTGCTCATAAGGCAGGAGATATTCAGGGAGAAGTATAATAGATTACTATATAGGAGGAGTCTCTTATGGCAGAGAATGCTGTAAAATATATGGAAGGTATGAAACAAGCTACACGGGATACATGTACTTGTAAGGTAGGGGATAGGGATACAGTGGTTATCGGGCCGATTGGTGGACTGGAGGCAGAAGGTACGCCTATTGATTTCTTTTTCTGCAAGAACTGTAATTCATTCTGGGGAGAGCTATAAGGGTTCTCTCCTATATAGGGGGAAACACACATGAAAACAAATCTAGTTATTGATGTTATTATACACTATAGTATAACACTGCAAGGGAAACTCTGTTGGGGGTGCGCCCCTGCTTCTACTATAGGGGAAATGCATGCTATTATTGAAAAGAATAATGAGGACGGGGGTAGTCTTCGCTATATAGAGGATAAAAGCCTTCGGACAATCATAGATAAATATGTGGAAGTTATGCGGCGGGGTGGGTACTCCTTCTCTAGCAAGGATGGTGTCTTCTTCTACTATATAGACAACAAGCCTCATCACTATATAGGAGAAGCGCCCTCTGCTATGGACGGAAAGCCTATTTATGGGCATGAGCTGCGATGGGCCGTGCAATCCCATATCCAATCTTTAAAAGGCAAAGAGCGTTTTGATGAGTTACTCTATATAGAGGAGAAGTATGCTACCTTTACAGGAGTACACATCCCTATAGGCCAAACAACTATATATGATTATCTACCAGGTGGTTCTAATGCCTGAAAAGGGTGAGCTATGTGTTATAGGGGGAAAGCATGCACATAGGTGTTTCTATACTCCTATAGTAAACAAAGTGTGTGTTTTCTCTAGAGAGACTGGCAACACGTATCAGGTATTTCTCAATTCAACTTTTGAAAGTTGGAACATACATCCTGAGGATTTCATCCCTATTGATATGAACAATGATCATGCTGTTAAGCTATTAAATAAAGAGGAGGACAATCTATGAATCCATTAGGTAATCAGAAGGCCCCTCTCTATATAGGGGAAAACATCCTCTCACTAGGGGAATACTATATAGTAGGAACCGCCTCTTATCATAAGGATTGGTATGAGCCTGTCTACGTACTTCCTATCAACGATGGGCTTAAGGCCGCTGAGTAAGTGGCCGCTATCAGCTCAAGTAATATGAGACACGGGAGAGACTTATCTATGCATACTAGCCTGAAATACACCTCTCAAAGGGGGTAAGGCTAGTCCACCCTGAAATTAGGGGGGTTTTGTGGAGGTCTGTGTCTCCCTTTTCGTCTGTCTAAGTACTGGTATGACAGCATTCTTAAGGTGTAGCTATAAATATGTATATGAAGTTGAAAGTAGTACTCTCTATTAACTAATGAGGAGCATAAATATAGATCAATTTATACTTCCTCTTATTAATACGGGGTAATACATTAAATTACACCACGTTTAAGTAAATTTATTGAAAGTTATGTTATTATAAATAAGATTAGTTATAGAAGGGAGGTAAAGGATGTAGTGGTAGTTGATTATATTACTAAGAAAGATACTCACTCTATAGGAGATACTCTTACTCTCTATAGTGAAAGTGAGTCCTATATAGGAGAAGTAATAGATGTAGCTATCTATCCTAATATGGTAGATAGAGAGTTAGTCTATATAGAGATAGATATGTAGTGTTATAGTCTTATAGGAGGAGTGTCTTTCTATATAGTATTTCTTCTCTATATAGTATTATATTAGAGGTTAGGTTTTTGATTTGCGGCGCCCAGTAATATGGAGGTGTTTGTTTGACATATGGACCTGTTGATAGTAAAGGGAATTTATATAAGGAGGGTGCTTTATACAAAGCACATGGTGTAATTTTTAAAATGGTTCGTATGCATTATCCCTATGCTGATGTAGGTTTTGGTAGTAGTGGGCGGACTGCGGAAGTATCTGTTATAAGTGGTTGGGAGTGTATTGCACCAAACGTAGATAATAACGAAGAGGGTCTTTATCTCTTAGAGGAGGATTAATATGCACAAAGAATGGTATGATATAGATATGATAGATATGCTTCTCTGTATGTTAGGTGTTTCTACTATAGGTGTATTTATTTATATAGTATTATCTTAGTATTCTCGCCGCCCATCAGTAAGGAGTGATTTGTATGATGAACTTAGAAGTTGATAGTCAAGGTAATCCTTATAAGGTTGGTTCTATTTACTATGGACATAAGCATTACCTTAAAATAATAGCAATCACTTTTACTAATATAGATGTTCTTCCTCTTGGTAAAAAAAAGAGTTATTAGATTATCTATTATGGATGGTTGGGTGCCTGAATGTCCTGAAGTGTCTAACAATCAAGATGCGCTTTATTTATTGAAGGAGGAATAGTATGAATAAGCAAGTATATTTTTGTAGACGTATTGATGAATATAAATATGATGGTGTAGGAGTGATCTTGTGACTAGATTATTAGAAGATGGTACTCCTGCCTGGGCTTTAAATGTTATAACAGAAAAATATCGAGAAGGCTTCTATTCTTATGATATTGGTCGCCTTGGTGCTGAAAGGCATTGGATTTATTCTAATGGTATAGAAGATAGAAGGCGAGTTAAAGGGAGTACTGTTAGACTCCTTCCTTCTAATAATAGTGAAGCTTTGTATTTTTTAAGGGAGGAATAGTATGAGTATTGAATCGTTTATAAGAAATAACCATCCTGATATTTTAGAACAGTATGAACGTTATATAGATAGGTCTAATTTTCCTGCCGTCGGCTCTACCGTCATTCCATTAGTTGATGGATATGGAACACGTCTTGTTGATGGTCGAGGTAGCTCTATGACTGTATTAGAATATACAGACAATATAAAAAGGATCATATTTATCGTTTGTATGATACTCATTTTATCTTACTTGATATTAAAGATAATAATGCGACAGTTAAATTAATACAACAAAATAGAACTACAGTTTTAATTTTAACTAATGGCTGGGATTATGTTTCCCCTGTTTTTTCCACTAATCAAGATGCTCTATCTCTTATGGAAGAAGGTGAGTAACTTTGTTATTAACTGTAGTTATTCTTTATATAATATCTGCTATTATTCACATTTATCTTTGGGACAATTTGCCGAGGATAAGTTTTGTTTTATTTTCTATATCTACGCTTCTTATTTTTTTAGTTACATTAGCTCAAATAATAATTTTATTTTAAGGAGGTATATATTTTGTCTCAAAAGAAATTAATCGAAGGCAAGGTTGTAATGGCTAGTTATGGTCAACCTGGTGTTCTTGAAATTCGCACGCCGACTGTTGAGGGTGATAATTCTTATTTTGCTAAAGAACTCTCTAAATATATGGGCAAGAAAGTTACTATTTATATAGAGGAGGAATAATATGATTAGCTTTCTTACTGCTATTGTCATGTGGGGGTTTAGCCTTTTTCTTTTTCTATACTAATGAAAATTATTTAGCTGGTATTATATATATTCTTATTATTGGTACCATAACTATTTCTATTTTATTAGAAGAAATAATTAAAAAAATGAAGTAAAATTTTCGCTGACTTTTTTCAGTAAGGAGGAATACTATGTGCTCTGATCCTATTCAAGTAAGAGATTTTGAATGTTGGAATATGTCTCTTTCTATGTTGTTTGGTAAAACTCCTAAAGTTACGATGTCTTGTGGCAAATGTAGGCATATTTGGAGTAAACGTTTTACTGGAATGGATTTTAGGAATGGTTATAAAAATCGTCCAGTTTCTATCTGCCCACGTTGCAATACTTCTAATTATGTACCAATGGCTATTAGTTAAATGATCTTGATTTTTTGATCATGCATGGAAGGCTTTCTACCCCTTTATAGGGGGAAGGTATTTGGGTATATAGTTGATTGTATAAGTGAGGAGGAATTTTTATGAAAACTGCAAGTTTTATAAGCACGAAGGGGTACCGTAATTTTATCTCTAATAATCCAGATATAGAAATTCATTCTACTTTTGCTTTTGAAAAAGAAATTATTCTTACATATAGTGGCACAATTTAATAATATCTATATGTAAACTATAGATTAAAAGGGGGATTTGTATGTTTAATAAATTATTTGGCAAAAAAGAAACTACAGAACAAGGGGGCGATCTTCATATGACAACACATCTATTTAACCACGCACTAGGTATAAAAGCTCGTGATATTATTACAGGTTGCGAGGGTATAATTGTTACACGTAATGATCATATCTCTGGTTGTGCTCATTATGGTTTAGCACAACCAGAGACAGAGGCTGGTGTTATTCCGCCGACTGAATTCTTTGATGAAGGTCGTATTGAATTTGTTGGTAAAGGTGTATCTGATCGTGTTGAAGATCCAGACGCTACATTCAAGTATGAGGCTGGTCTTTTAGCAAAAGATAAAATTACTGGATTTAAAGGTAAGATTGGTGTGCGTGGTCAGACATTCAATAGTGCTGATAATTATGCTTTAATACCTGATGTTGATGAAAAGGGGAAACTACAAGAAGCAATGTTCTTTGATGAGGGTCGTCTTGAAATATTAGATGAAGGCATTACAGCTAAAGAAGTGGAATCATCTCAACGTGGACCAATTTTTAGTCGTGACACACAACAGGGACTTTACTAAGAATTATGGTTATTGAAATTGGTGATAATTTGATGGATTTAATTAGTGGGATTTTTGTTTTATGTTTATTTGTATATATTATTTATTTATTTGTATATATTATTTATTTATTTTTAAGATAATACCTTGGTGGAACTAACCAGCCGTATAAATGGAGACTGAGATGAACGTCTGGCATCCCGTATCACTTCAGGCATATATAATGAGGTTAATCCTAACTCCTCTTGTATATTAGTAACATTAGGTTTGGTCTTTTTCATATTGGGCACCAGTAATTGAGGCGGTATGACCGTAGTCTTTTGTCGTTTAGACTCTGCATTAAATAAAGCGACTAACTATCAGTCTATTAATTACTATGAGAGGGGATACTCTGAAAATTAATACACACTCTCTGAAGACCGTGGGTATATCCCGCCTTCGGCTAGTAAGAGAAGATAGTGATTCTTATTATTTAGGGAAGGATTTGCGACCTTCCAGCATAGTTGGTAAACTCCTATATGTTGTTGCGACGTGATAGGACGCATAGGGCAAGTGTGATGGCTTGCCCCTTGCCTAAGTAATAAGAAAAAATAGTTAGGAGTTTTCATATGATTTATTATACAAAAGGTGATATATTTGATAGTAAAGCACAAGCTATTGTTAATCCAGTAAATTGCGTTGGTGTTATGGGTGCAGGACTTGCTAAACAATTTAAGAATCGCTGTCATCGCAGTATGTTCTTTCGTTATAAAACTTTATGCGATAAAGGTGAATTACGCCCTGGCACTCTTATGTATTTTCAAGATAATGATAAAATGATTGTCAATTTTCCTACAAAAGATGACTGGCGTAATCCAAGTAAGTTGAAGTGGATAGAAGACGGTCTTATTAATTTTGTTAAAAACTATAAAGCTGTTGGCATTAAGTCTATTGCTTTTCCGCCTCTTGGTGCTAGACTTGGTGGATTAGATTGGAATGATGTGGATCGGTTAATGCTTAAATATCTTGCTGATTTACCTATCGATGTATATATATATCAACCAAAGTGATAGGGCTTTTGCCCTGTCCTTCTATGGAGGCTTGTTAATGAAAATTACATTAAATCATGATATTCAGTATTATAAAGGTATTAAATTACAACTTATTAAAAGAAGTTATCCTAGAAATAATAAGGCAAAGCGTTTTACCATAGGTGGAACGAATCAGAATGTATGGATTCCTAATAAGCATCTAGAACCTAATGGAATCATTATTGATGGTATGGATATAGATTATGTGTTCAGAAGAGCTCAGCGTCAGTTAGAGCTTGCTGGTTATACTGATCCTATCATTGGCATTAAAAGGCGTAGTGTAACTAATTAACTCCAAGTCAGTATTTTGATATCTTGAAAGATAAGAAAAACAAGATAGATGACGATGTTTTAACAAATATTTATGACAATTGTCTATCATTACTTAGTAAATATAAAATGACAGATCAACATATAACTATGCGTAAACTTATTTTTCATTTAGAAACAATTGAAAAAGAACGAGAAATTGTAAAGATGGGCATTAATACATTTGTTTATCAGGACGAAGTAACTCACTTTATTAAGGATGTAGCAGACGATGTTGTTAAAATTATTGAGCTACATAAGTATGAGCGTGAGATTCCTGATGATATTGCTAAAATAGTTAACCAAGTAAAAGATAATTTTGACGAATTTTATATTGTCTTCACAGATTATACAGGTGAAGCAGAGCGTCAGGTTCAAAAAGAGCGTCGTGATAAAGATCCTATTTTATTTGGTGCTTTCCAAGATGAAGTAACATCTACAGTTATTGATAGATTCTATTTCTTGGGTGACTGGGAAGATGAATATTGTGATTTAACTTTAGACAAAATGGTCAATGCCGTTAAAGCAAAAGAAAAGCGTAATATTGAGCACACCATTAAAAAACCTGAAGATATTGAAGAATTAAAAACACAACTTGCTCTCTTAAGTCGCAACCCAAGAAATACGAGCTTCATAGTTAGCAATGAGAAGAAGGTTTCATTCTTCAAGAAGATTAAATCATTTTTAACAATGCATAAGAAATAATGTTACATGATAATATTGATTTAACAGAGAATCGTATCTTTGGTGCACTACCAGTTCAATCATCTAGAATAAATCATCGCTCTCATTTTGACTTAGATAGAGAACTGATTGTGTTATCTACTTCATTAAATCATGAGCAGTTGATGCCTTGGGAAAGACGCAAGTTACATCATGACTGTTATTCTACTATTATTCCTACAGGTTCTGTTAAAGATATTCGGAAACAAAAGTGGTACCATGAAGGAGAAATGGGTGAATCCTGCCACTGTTGTGGTGTTGATTTAACAAGAATTCCTTATCAAGCAATTTATTCTTTATGTAGATATTGTAATGATCAAATGGAAATGCAAACACATAAAACTTTGTATACAGAACAATTGGATACAATGCGTTAAGGAGTGGTTGTGTGTACTATGAAGATAAAAAAATAATTATAGAAAAGCTACAAGCGGATTCATGTCGTCTTCTCCTTAAGAACACGGGTTTGGATAATGAAGGTGAGATATTTAAACTCATGTTGGAAAAAGCATTCTATGAGGGGTATATGTATCAAAAACTGAACTAATAAAGGAGGTTTTTTTATTTTGCATATTCGTATTAAGTTTTTTCAAGGTTCTATTGATTCTATTGAAAAGAGTTTTAACACATGGTCTAAAAATAAATATGTAAGTGAAACAACACTGCATTTAAAACGTAATGCAGGACAAGAACATGCTATTTTGAAAGTTCTTTATGGTGACAAATAGGAGGAATATGTTGTGAAGGTTATCGTTGCTGGTGGCAGAGAATTTAATAATTATAATCTATTAGTTGATTCATTAGATAAGGCTTTTCAAAAACTTAATAAAAATAAATTAATCATTGTTTCAGGTGGAGCAAAAGGTGCCGATGCATTAGGTGAAAAATATGCTAAGGACAGAGGATATCCATTAGAGATATTTCCTGCTGACTGGCAACTCCATGGGAAGGCGGCGGGACCTATCCGTAATAAACAAATGGCAGAAAATGCTGATGCGCTTGTGGCATTTGATTCTGGTGGGCCTGGTACACGCAATATGATTAAAACTGCAAAAGAATTAAATTTAAAAGTAAGAGTAGTTGATGCCCGTGGGTAGTGTATTTTTTATACTTATTGGCATTATACTAGGTATAGCTATTATACCAATTGTTGGACCGTTAGTACTACCTGTTCTTACAATTGTTGGGGCAGGTTTTATTATATATAAAATAATAAGTTATTTTGGAGGAGATCGATTATGAACATATCTTTTAAATTAGGAAAAGTAAATATCCCAGTTACAGAAGAACATAATATTGAAATTAAAGATTTAAAAATTGCTGTTGAAGATTATAACTTAATGGAAGGCTTAGAAATAATGAAAGAAATTCCTTTCATATTAGCTGACCTACAAGCTGTTTTACATCAAAGCGAGTCTTTAACTGGTTGTGATTTTTCTGATAAAATGGTTGATAAAAATGAAGAAGAGGAAGAAAGTGTTCATGAAGCCCCAGTTGATTTATTTGATCTTCTTGCTAAAGCAACTAATTATCAAAAACAGCAGGAAGAAGAAAAAGGATCGTCAAAGTCTTTAGCTGACTTATTAATAAGCCATGGGAAATCACCTAGTCAAATTAAACTTATAGGTGGCGGTTCTTTAGCTGATTTATTAAAAGGCTTATCTAAAGACGAACAATAAAGGAGGTGAGTGAGTTGTAAGAAGGTTCTGCGGGTTGTATTAAGTATTCTTTGAATGCTATTACAACCTGTTTTTTATTATGCTGCTTGTTGCTACTGTCTATCAAAAGTTATTAACTAAACTAAAAATGAATTGGAGAGATTTAAAATGACTAAAACAACTGTACAAGAAGAAACTAAAACTAAAATGGGTGCTAAAAATGAAAATCGTACTAGTGCTGGAGATGTAAACAAAACAGAGCAACAGCCTGTTACCACACGTCGCCTAGCAATGGATAACCTACGTGATTCATTCTGGTATCTTAAGCATGCAGATGAACTTGAAAAGGTAACTGCTGAATCTGATAATGCTGATCTAGGTATTAAACGAATTGGCGTATTCCCACCATCTGAGGCACAAGCTAATAATGCTGTAATTGCATCAATTCAGCTTGAAACTATTGTTGGTAATATCCGTGGTATTCAAGTGAAAGAATCTAAGAATACTGCTGGAGCTCTTTACCTTCAGACTGGTTCTAAGAATATTGCAAGAGAAGGTCAGCAAGCTAAGTGGTTTAATGAGGTTACACTTGAAAGAGTTGTAACAGCTCAAATTCTTAGCTATGTTGATAGTCTTTTAGAAGAAGTTAAATAACTTTAAAAAAGTGATTAAGAAGGGACACTCATTGAGTTGAGATGTCCCTTTTTTATGTGGGGCTCACTGTTACAGCTGTGCTACGCTTGTTCCATATTGGGCTATATTGGGCTATATTTTTTCATTAATATAATCAATAGTTTAAAGGAGTGTTTATTAATGCAGGTTATTCCAAAAAATAGTCATATATATATTGGACCACATCCACAAGTTTGTGCTTCAGCAGTTGGGGTGGTTTTTTCCTTAAAACATCAAATAGATTTAACAAAAAGTAAGGAAGCTACTGGTTATATTATAGAAAGCCCTAATGGTTGGGGCGTATCTACTATAAACCATGAAATAGATTTAAAGTTTGATCATATTGTAAAACTTGCGGAAGTAAATAATAATGAATTTTTACAGTACTTAAACGAAGATTAACCATATAATATAAAGGAGTGTTACAATGGTTAGTATTGATCAGATCAAAGAAGGTTTAATACTTGAACTTAAACATAGCAAGCCTGTAAAAAAAACATGGTGGGGGCATAAGATTAAAATATTGTCCATAAATAATACTTCACATAATATACGCATTGAAGCAGAGGTTTTAACTGCTCCTTGTGATCTTTAACATAAAATAGGTATTAGTATTTTTACATCAATTGATAATCTTATTTTTCCTGGTTCTCGTGCAAAAAATAATTATAAAGCTTTAGAGTTACTCAATAATGATTAATTTAATTAACAGAAAGGAATAAAAAAATGATAAAAATTTATACACTTCATAGCAATAGTTCTTCTAGGAAGGCAATTAAATGGCTTGATGAGAACAACCTCAATTATAGTGACCAGCGTATCAATATGCTTCCACCTAACTTACAACAAATAAAAGAAATCTTATCACTTACTGAAAATGGTACAGATGATATTATTGCTTCAGCATCTATAACTTATGGCAAATTAATTGAAGAGGGAATAGACTTTGATAGTCTCACTTTACTTGAGTTATCTTATTTAATAAAAGAAAATCCTACTGTATTGAAAGGACCTATTATTATTAGTGACGATAAGCTACAAATTGGTTTCAATCATTTTGAGATGAGTCAATTTATACCTCGTGCTAAGAAGATGTCTATTTACTCTAAACAATTAGAAGATCTACGTTTCGAAGAAGATCAAAGACTTGAAAGAGGAGAGTTGATTGGCGGGGGGTATAGGATTTGAGCCTATTTGATGTAATAGCAACTGCAATTACAACTACATTTATTTTTGCAATTCTTTACTCTCTATCTCTTGCATTACTTTCTATATTATAATAAGGAGTGATTTACAATGGATATAGTAGCTAATATTGGTGATAACTACTCAGAAATACTAGGTTATAAAGAAGCAGTAGGATCAATGGGTATCATTGGCACCGCCATGAGCGCATTAGTAGAAGTACAAATTATAACAGGTGAAATGAGTGGCAAAGTAGTAGATATTCATAAACAAGATATATTAATCGACCATGTTTCTGAGCCTGCTTATTTATGTATAGCTGATTATGATCTTAATCGCTTTTATTTTACTAGAAGCAAAAGAAAGTTTAATTTTATATTAGATGATTTTGGTTGGTGTAGCTCTTTTAGAACACATTCATATGTTAATATTGACAAAATGATACTACAATACAGCAAATTTACATTTCATGACTTAGATAGTGATATGGATAATGCAACAAAAGAATTTCCCAATGCATTTGAAGAAAAAATAACTAATAGTCAGGAGATATAATATGCATCAATATGTTTTTAATGTAAATCATAAAAGTGACATTAGTGATGGATACCATACATTTAATGAGTTGTACTATCATCG